CGCCGAGGCCTATCGCAAGGCGATGGAAGTGGTGCTGCAGACTCGACAGGAGGCGATCAACGCGGACGTGGCCGGTGTCGGCATGGGCGACGACCAGCGCGAAGAGGCTGACCGGCTCAATGCAGTGCGGCAGAAGTATGCCGAGGCACGCCGTCAGCTGGAGGAACAGCAGGAAGACGTGTCACGCCGCCTCAGCCAGGACGCCTACCAGAAGCGGCTGGCGGACCTGGCCGACTACCAGGCGCGTGAGATGCAGATGGAGGTCGACGGTTTCGAGGCCAGGCTGCAGGCGCAACGCGACTACCGCAACGGCGCTAAACGTGCATGGGCCAACATCCAGGCCGATGCGGCGAACGTGGCCGGCGCAACCGACGACATGCTCACGACGGGCTTCAACACTACCCGCGACGCCTTGGCTGACTTTGCCATCAACGGCAAGGCCAGTTTCCGAGACTTCACATCGAGTGTGATCACCGACATGGCCAGGATCGCCAGCCAGCAGGCCGCGAGCTCGCTGCTCAGTGGTTTGGTGGGGCTAGGGGTATCCGCAGCATCGAACTACTTTGGCGGCGGCTCGTCTTCGCTGGGTTCGACCCAGGCGGGTTACAGCTCGCAGTACATGGACAACTGGTCAGGCCCAGCTCAAGCCAAAGGTGGCGCATGGAATGGTGGTGTGCAGATGTTCGCTAAGGGTGGCGCGTTCACCAATAGCATTCTGAGCAAACCCACCGCGTTTGGACTTGCCGGCGGCGGTACCGGAATCATGGGGGAGGCCGGTCCAGAGGCAATCATGCCGCTGGCGCGCGGGGCAGATGGCTCGCTCGGCGTGCAGATGGTCGGCGGCACGGGCGGTGGCTCAACTGTTGTTCAGGTAAATGTGCCGGTGGCGGTGACGCTAGAGGATCGGAGCAGTGATGGCATGGAACTGGATAGCGCCGCGCTGCAGCAGAACTTGGAGCGGCAGATGCAAGGCGTGGCCGAGCGAGCGATAGCCGTGTCCTGGCGAGCCGGCGGGGTCAGTTACCGCAACAGCACGGGGAGGCGCTGATGGCGATCGAGACATTTATTTGGGTGCCGGACGATGAGGCCAGCGGCGATAGCACCCTGCGCACCAGAAAATCCCAGTTCGGTGACGGCTACGCTCAGGTTTCCAGCGACGGGCTCAACGGCGAGACCGACACCTGGTCTTTGTCGTTTGGTGGCCTGGCTGACGAGATTGCACCCGCCGTTGCCTTTATCCGTCGGCACCGTGGCGCAAAGTCGTTCCTCTGGACCAATCCGGAAGGCGTGCTGGGCGTGTACCGCTGCGAAAAATTCCAGCAGCAGCGAAGGCCTGGTGTGGTGGTGCTCACGGCTACCTTTGAGAGGGCTTACCACCCATGAGTTTGATCACCCAGTTGCAGAAGCTGGAGCCGGGATCCGAGATCATCCTGTTCGAACTGGACGGCTCGGATTTCGGCGCCGACGTTCTGCGCTTCCACGGCCATGCAATCCCGCACACGCCCGAAGAGCTGGCAGCGGCTGGCGTCGACGCCGATCAGCTTCCGGCCAAGTCGATCTGGTGGCAGGGCAACGAGTACGGCGCCTGGCCCATGCAGATCGATGGCATCGAAGCGAACTCGGACGGCACCGCCGTGCGACCCACGCTGACCGTAGGCAACGTCAACGGTAGGATCACAGCGCTATGCCTGGCCTTCGACAACCTGCTCGAGTTCAAGCTGACCATGCGTCACACCATGGCGCGGTACTTGGACGCGGCAAATTTCCCCGCCGGCAACCCGGAGGCCGATCCTACCGAGGAAGCGATCGAGGTCTGGTACATCGATCAGAAGGTATCTGAGAACGGCACCATGGTCGCTTGGGAGCTTGCCAGCCCTGGCGATGTTGGTGGCGAGACCATTGGCCGGCAGATGACCCAGCTGTGCCATTGGGCGATGACCGCCGGCTACCGCGGACCCAACTGCGGATACACCGGCTCCTACTTCGACCTCGATGGAAACGCCACGGACGACCCGGCCAAGGACCAGTGCAATGGCTGTCTGGACTCAGGCTGCACAGTTCGCTTTGGCCAGGGCAACCAGTTGCCCTTCGGCGGCTTCCCGGCCGTTTCCCTGATCGCACGGAGCTGACCATGCGCAAACACATCCTCGCCGCCGTGCAAGCGCATGCCGCGGCGGAATACCCGCGCGAGTGCTGCGGCCTGATCATCGCCGTCGGCCGCTCCCACAGGTACATCCCATGTGCCAACACGGCGACCGATCCCGCCGAAGAGTTTCGGATCTCGCCGGAGGAGTATGCGACAGTCGAAGACCTGGGCGAGGTGATCGGCATCGTGCACTCGCACCCCGACGCTACCAGCAGGCCGTCACCGCGGGACCTGGCCATGTGCGAAGCAACGGGTTTGCCTTGGTACATCCTGTCCTGGCCGGAAGGCGACCTGCGCACCATCACCCCGACCGGTCACACGCCGCTGCTGGGCCGACCTTTCGTGCACGGCGCCTGGGACTGCTGGCAGGTTTGCGCGGATTGGTACAAGCGCGAGTGGGGGCTGGAGTTCCCGACTTACGCCAGGGAGGAGGGATGGTGGGAGCAAGCAGACGGCCCTAGCCTTTACGAGCAAGCCTATGAAGCGGCCGGCTTTTACCAGGTCAGCCAGCCTCAGCGCGGCGACATGATCGTCATGGCCGTCGGGCGCACGGCCCATCCAAACCATGCCGGCATTTACCTTGGCGCCGACGCGCAGTTGCCGGAGGAGCATGCTCAGGTCTTCGGCCCAGGTCCATTTATGCTGCACCACCTGCTCGGCAGACCCTCAGAAATCATCGTGTTTGGCGGCCCCTGGCTTGATCGGACGCGTCTTGTCTTGCGTCATAGAGACGCGAAATGAAGCGGCTGTGCCGCAGGAGAAATCAGAACTGGATGTCCCAGGAGCACGATCTATCACCAGAAAGCCCGGCGCTTGGCCAGGCATGAACTACTTATAGTGGCGCTGCCGGAGTACTTCGGAGCAACGTTTGGCTATAGTCAGAAAGTGCCAGGATCCAACGAGCATCACGCCTACGATGCCATAAACAGCGAGACCCAATGAAGTAAGCCCGACTTGCTCTGTAGCGTGCATGATGTCTGGCGCAACCTCTTTAACCTTCCATAGGTAGAAGCTGCCGACTAGAAAACTGGGTCCGCCTATCAGAGCTAACGCCCAGCTATTGACCTCCGACCATGGCCGCTTGCTTTCATTTCGAATCAGCTGCATAGCTTTTTTGAACAGCGTCACTGGACCTCCAAGCTCTGTAATGTCGTTCAGAGGCGCAACGCTACTACAGCCCCCATCTGGCCGGTTACTGGCTTTCCATCCACACTGGATACCTGGCCAGCCCGGCTGCTAGAGTTCAAAGCCAACTACCCAACCTAGGTGACAATATGGATGCTAGAGAGCGGCAGCAGCTGGAAAAACTGATCAACTCCCATGCAGCGGATATTGCGGACCTCAAGTGCGCCCTTTTCGGCGTAATCCAGCAGCTCAAGCAGTCACAGGGCGAGGAGGCCGTAAGTGCGGCCTATGAAAAGGCTGCTGAACTCGCAAAAGGGACGCAGAGGGGCATGAATATCATCGCCGGCAGCCCTGCGAGGATTGCGAAGTACTTTGGAATTGACCCCAAATGAAGAGGGGCGTATTGGCGATCATCGGAGCGGTGGAGCTAGCGTTGCTGGCGGGGTGCACAACGCCCGGTGATTTACTCAAAGGGAGCCCTACGATCGTTGCAGAAACCTCGAAGGAACCCAAGGCATACGCGCTTTGCGTTTTGCCTGAATGGCAAGAGCACCAGGCCGGGGCAACCATGAATGAGACCCTTACGGGCTACCGATTGGTTTCCTCAGCTGAATCGATCGGTCAGACCAACGAGCTTCTGGAAATCAAAAAAACGGCCCACGGCAGCGAGGTGCGGCTGTATCAGCGGATGCCAGGAATAACCATTGGCAGGTCAAAGATTACTTCGTCCGTGAAAAACTGCCTTTGAACGCTGTTTCAAGCCATGAGCCGCCACTTGGCGGCTTTTTTTCGTCCGGAGAAATGCATGTCCCAAGAAATGACCGTTATCGAGTTTTCAGGCACCTTGCGCAAAGCGCTTGGACCGCGACATCGACGGCTGTTAGATACTGGCAGTGTGCGCGAGTTACTGAAAGCCCTGACGATCACGCTGCCAGGATTCAAGGAAGAGGTTGATCGGCTGTCTCGCTTGGGAATGAATTTCGCAATTTATCGCAACGGTAAAAATGTAGGTGAAACCGAATTCAGTCGGGGCGGAGCGAAAATGGTGAAAATCGTTCCGGTTGTAGCTGGCAGTAAGCGTGGGGGGATGCTGCAGACAGTCATCGGCGCGATTTTGATTGCCGCTTCCTTCATACCCGTTCCTGGGTTCCAAGCCCTTCTTCCCGTAGGTGTAGCAATGGCCGCCGGCGGCGTCATCCAGATGCTCAGCCCTCAGGCCAAGGGCCTGTCTCAGAGTGCCGCACCTGAGAACTTACCGAGTTACGCCTTCGGCAGTGCCAAGAACACCACAGCCAGCGGCAACCCCGTCCCGATTTGCATCGGCGAGCGGCGGTGGGGTGGGGCGATTATCTCGGCCTCAATCGAGGCGCAAGACAAGGTCTAGCGCCAGAACAGCAAACAAACCGCCTCCGGGCGGTTTGTTATTGCCCGGAGGAAAGCATGGGCGCAGCAGCTCACTTGGACATTACCGGCGCCAAGGGCGGCGAGAGCAAGCCGAAGACGCCTGTCGAGGCACCGGACAGCCTGCAGTCGACAAACATCGC